CGCCAGTCATCGTGGTGTCCACGACCAGCGGCTGATAAGTGCCGCTCGTTGCAGCGTTGGTGGTGGTAATCGTGTTGCCACCAGAAGTGATGGTCAACGTGCCAATGAAGCTGCCCTCAAATCCATTGTTGGATTTGACTGGGCCCGTGAAAGTAGTGCGCGCCATTGAAGGCTCCTCTTTTGCGCTTGCTGTCTGTGAGGTCAGTCCGCCAAGCCGGTCAGCAAGCAATGTGGGTTCTTGGACTTACCGAGTTTATACACCCGTCAAACGAAAAAGAAAAGGGGGTAACCCATTGCTGAGTTACCCCCAAAAGTACGCATGCCCTCATGCGTCCTAAATCAAGCTCCGGGCGATCCCCACATACCAAGGGGATCAGACCAGCCGAACGAATAACGCTCGCGGGCCTTGTACCGCACGTTGCCGGTGTCGAAGTCGCCGTCCATAGACGTAGACATCGCCACACGCTCAAAGTGCTTCATGCCGTTGGGCACATCCGTGGTCAGGAACCAAGCGTTGACATCGGTCAAGAAGTGGTTGACCGTGAAGCCACCGGGGATAGCGCCCATCTGCTTGATAGCGTTGATGTCGTTATCGGCGGTAGCCACGCGCAGTTCCGTATCCAGCAGACGCTTGGCCGTGAACATCAGAGCAGGCGGGATCACCAGCTTGATGGGCTTGGCAGCAATCAGCAGACCACGCTCGTCCGTCCACGCAGCGATCTGAATGACGGCATTCTCAAGAGAAGTCTCATTCAGGTCAACACCAGTGGTCGGGCTGTTGTAGTTCACGCCGCCGGAAATCAGCGGGTGTCCCACACGCGTGTTGGAACTGTTGTTACCAAACAGCGTGACGCCGTCACCGCCCAGATAAGCGCCGTTGAAGCCGTTGTTGAGGACGGCAGCGGCCTTGACCTGCTTGGTGTAAGCCATAGCGCGAGCAAGCGCCTTGGTGTACCGGGCAGACAGGCTGTCATACAGATTGTCTTCCACGGCTTCCTCGGTGATCGAGAAACCAAGGGCGATAGTCTCGTGGTTGTAACGAGCGGTGAAGGCTTCCTGCGCATTGTCATACGCGATGGCCTGACCTTCGTTCTTCACCGGAGCGGCGTTGAAGCCTGCCAGCTTGGTTTCTTCTTCAAAGGAACGCTCAGACTTTTCAGTCTCGTAGATTTCCTTGTGCTCTTCGCCGTAGCGAGCGTACTCCATGCCAAAGAGGGCATTAAGACCCGGCAGGAGTTCCTTCAGTAGTTGGGCACGAGAAATTGCCATTTTGAATTACTCCTTAGGTCGTGGTGCCAGTGGCGTTCGTGTACGAATGCTGGGCGATATTGAACTTCACCAGCACGTCAGTGAAGGCGTCGCCAACGGTCGAGAACGGGCCGTTGACAAAACCAACCAGACGGAAACCTGCGGTTCCAGCCTGAGACGTGGCACTCAGCGCAGACAGCGAGTTGCCCGTGGTGGTGGAGCCACCCGTGCCGCTCGTGCCGCTTTGAGCGGCGGCGAAGAACATGTTTTGACCCAGTTGAGTCTGCGTCACCGAGCCATCGGCCTGAGCCTGGAACACAGCGCGGTCGTCGTCCACGATGTATGCCACGGCGCTCACCGAGTTGGCGGGGTAATACTGACTGAACACCGTCTGACCTTGGGTATTGACGTACGAGCAACCCACGAAGACACCAATGGTGCCTGCGGGAAACGCGTCGCCAGTGCCGCCAGTCTCGGTGACAAGCTGGATATAGCCGTCGGTGTGAATCTTCACAACTTGGCCGAAGTAGAGGTTGGTGTTGTAGCCAGCCGGATTAATCAGGAACTGACGCGTCTCCCCAGCGTAGGGAAGTCCGTCAACCCGATTAACAGGCTTTAGGCCGTAAGGGGTTTCAGTAGCTGCCATTTGTAACTCCTGTTACTTTGAACCAGAACCAAATCCACCTCCGCGCGTCGTACTGGACTTGCGATCCGAGAACAACGGCATCCGTGGGTCATTGTTTCGCATGAAGTGGTTGTCCACTGAGTCCATCTGGGCTTGTGCTTGTTTGCCGTAATACTCATCCCGGGAACGCGCCAACTCAGCAGGCATCTTGCAAAGCATGAGCCCACCAATTTCCACGTTTCCAGTCTTTTCATTACCAGCAAGCATAAGTTCCGGATGGTCAACCGCCTTAACCGGCTCCCACCCCTCACGCATCTTCTTAGACACGTTGGTGGGGTCTTGCTGACCCAGGACGTGCGTCGCAATCCAGCGATACACATAGCCCGGCTCAGGAGTCGGATCAGGCAGCATGCTCGATGGTGTGTACACCGTACGAGCAGATTTTTCGCGTGATGTCAGGTCACGAGGGGTGCGGTTTTGTTCAGCCATTTTGATTCTCCAGTTTCATCATTTCAGCAGCGTAGCGTTTCGGATCAATGTTGAGCTTCTTTGCAAGGGCTACTTGCGTAGGCGTCAACTGAATCTTTTTTGCGCCCGACGAACGAGTCGCGGGTGCCACCACAGCGGCTGGTTTTTTGACCGGAGTCTCAACCGCGTTCGGCCTGTCTTCGTTACCACCGAACAACTCGGGGAACTTCGACTTCATGCGACCATCAATCTGGTCGAAATACTCGTTGGAGCGAGGGTCTACACCCCCGGTGACTAGCTTCTGGTGCAGCCCTAGTGCATAGCTGGTGTATTCCTCAAACCCAGGCTGTCCAAACCACTGGTTTTTTGCCTGCCAGCGCAGTGACTTTTCGTCTGGTTGAACCTGAGATTGCGGTTGTTGTTGAGTTTGTACAGGAATTTCTGTGGTTTGTAAAGCCTGTGGCCTGAACCTTTTGGCTTCTTCAACCTTCCACTTTGCTTCCGCCAAGGCTTCCTGGGCCTCAATAATGGCGTCAGTATCAAAGGATTCCTGTGCTTCCTTGAGCTTACGGCGAGCCCCTTCCAGTTCCGTTTCAGCTTCCTTGCGGGCGCTGGTAACCAGAACTTCCTGACCCTCGTTGTAGCTCTGCTTGAGTTTGTTGTTCTCAGAGATGAGATGCTGTGCAAGACGCTCAAGCTCGACTTTTTCCCGTTCAATGGCTTCCTTGCGCCGCCGCTCATCGTGGCGGGCATGGGTCAGTTCCTTGATCCGAGACTTGACCTTGTCCGAATAGGATTCAATTTCCTCATCGGTGGGGTCAAGAACTTCTCTGTCCAGAGGCTTGCGACCCCGGTCTTTCTCGGGGGTATCGTCAACGATCTCAATCTCGACATCGTCTGACGCCGCAGCCTGCTGATTAACTTCTTCCTTCTCGTCAGGGAACTTGAAGTCTTCGTTTTCATTAGCCATGTTTCACTCCTTTCAAGCGCGGGTGAATCCGCGAGGGTCTTGCACAATACCGTCCACTTGGTCATCATTGATCAAGCGGAACTCCTTACCGAAGATTTTGAACCTAGTGCCGGAGTAAGTCCTCACTAGCACAAAATCTCCCGGTTTACACCAAGGCCCCGTCGGGAACCGAGTGTCATCCTTGTAAGCGGAAGGGCCCACCTTGAGGACAAACAACACCGTGGTGGCGTGTTCTTCCTGCCTCATGTAGGTGTCTGCCTTGATAAGGCTGGAGTTCTCAAAGGTCTGAGACACGTCCGGCACGATGCACAAAAGTTTGTGCCCGGCAGGTTCTGGAAGAGACGTGGCCTTATCTTCTGCCGAAGCGTTTTCATCCGGCTGATCTTTAGGCTGTATCTTCTTTGGCAGGCTTATGCCGGGAGGCAGGATCAATCCAGCTTCACTCATTTGCTTCTTCCACTTTCTTTGCAAGGTCAAGGATGTAACGCTCGGCTAGGGCCAGACCTTGGATAACCCCAACGAGCTTCTGGTATTCATCAAAGTTGCGACAGGCTCCACCGGCAATGTCATCGGCGTAGTTGTTCATGTCGGTGCGTATTTGTTCGCGCAATACGCGTGCGAAGTCTTGGATCATTTAGGCAGTTGTCCTGTTTTCTGGCGAGCCTCCTCGGCTCGGGTCTTGGCAATGTCGATCCCCAGCCGCACACCATCCTTCTCGTTCTGTGCGGTCATGAGGGCCTTGTCCTTCTCGATGTCAGACATGGTCTTCATCGCCCGAAGCTGGATGTCAGCCTTGGTCTTCTCTTCCTCAAGCTCCTGCCTGTCGGCCTGAGCAGCGGCGTCGATTGCCAGTTTCTGCGCCTTGATCTCCAACTCCTTCTGCCTCAGCATGAGTTCTTGCTGCTGCATCTGGATGATCGGGTCTTGCGCCTGCTGCTGCGCCTGCATCTGCTGCATCTGCAACATGTTCTGCTGCACCACCTGATTGGCCGCTTTAGCCATCATGGATGACAGGGCGATCTCAAGCTCGGGCGGCAAGTCCTTGTCCTGCGGGGGCAGCACCATACCCAACTGAGCCTCAATCATCTTGCGCATCTTGAAGCCCAGGTGCTCGG